AATAGTAATCTCGCTTACGAATTGACCTATTGCACTGGTGCCACCACCACCTCCAACTAGTGTGATTGCGCCTGCAGTTGTGATTGTACCTGCAAGGTCGCCTGCTGATCCTGATGCAGTAGAAGTTTGACTACTAAAGTTACCTACTGCTCCGACGCTAGGAGCACTTGTAGCAACCGCATCTCCTTGGGTAAAGGATTGTGTGAATGAAAAGCTGTTGCCAGCTGTCTTCTGGGTAACTTCTAGAGCTGGTATTGAACCTACCCCACTAGCTATAGTCAATCCTCCTATACCATCAGAAACTGCACTACCACCACTTGGTGTATATGTTGTATCCACTCCTGAACCACTTACCGAGTAACTCGTTCCTATTCGCTCAACCTGTGTTGCTGCAGCATTAACTTGTAGTTGTACACTGCTACTAAGTTTTGAAGTGATATCGGCTTTTGCTACGGGTGCATAAAACAATATCAATAATGGGATTAATTTCCTCATCTTTTTATTCTTATTGTTAGCTATTCATAACTTTAATGGAGCTACACTTAGTAAATAGTTAATTAATAAAATGACTGAAAATTTAAAAGATCAACAAAAGAAAAATGTCTTTCAAAAGATTAAAGAAAATATAGATGATAAAGATGAGCAATTGGCCTTTATCTCAGTCATAGTAAGGCTTATCGTAGTTGGGTGGTCTGGGTTTATCGTCAGCCTAAACTACATTTCTATACCAGGCTATGCAAATGAACCCAAGGATATCACATTTCCCGCTTCGATTTTAACGGGAGTACTTAGTTCTTTTGGCGTTGAGGCAGCACGTAAGAGAGGAGATGGCACTATGAAAGTAGATAAAAACCAAACTCCTAATCTAACTAAAGCTGATTTCGAAAAGCTTATAGAAAAGGCTACACAGACTGCACCAACTCAAATATTGCGAATTGAACAAGCACCTATTAAGATAGTTACTGAAGTGCCTAATAAAAAAGATGTATAGTAGACCAAAAAAGAATTGGGGAATTATTGGGTTGGTTTCCTTGTTAGGTGTATCAAATATAAGTTTAATAAGCAATTTATCAAATAAAACAAATCTCCCTGTAATTAATTTACCTGTAGGACCATACACAACTTATCAAGTTGATGCCTCAGAGTTTGGTTATAAAATCTCTTATATGGCGAATGATCCTAAAGTTCTTAGGAGTATAAAAACCAGCGAAACTCCTAAAGGTTTTTTTGGTAATAAAAAAGAAACAATTATTATAAAAAAAGAATTTACAATGAATGGTGAGGTAAACAATTTAAAGAGTAATAATCAACCCTCTGAGCTTACAGAAGAACAGATAGCATGTTACAAGATAGAAGGAAGTGGTGAGTCTACAGGGAGGCTTGTAGGGGCTTCTATGGGCGTTAAAGCAGCTCCAGCTGTAACCAATATTCCTATAATCGGTTGGATAGCTGCAGGATGGATTACTATGTTTGGTCAGGACAAAGGAGCTGATATAGGTGGACAGATAGCTAGAGATTTTAATAATTGTTAATAGCTAGTTAAAATTGACTTAGCTATACTCAAGTTAAGTATATTTTTGTTATGTCCTGTAAAATTTCTCTTGAAAAATTAGATGATACGCTTAAGCAATTATCTCAACAACAGGCTAGTTTGTCTAACGAAGTAAAATTAAAAGATTTAGAGTTAGCTCAAACAAAAGAATCCTACTTGAAAGTTTTAGGAGCTATAGAAATAGTTCAATATTTAAAGAATGAAGCTGAAAATTTACCTAAAGCTGAAGTAGAAATAGAACCAGAGGTAACATGAAATGTTATCTGAGATGAACAAAGAAAGATATAAAGCTCTTAGATTATTAGCGGATCATATTCGCACCCCATCACGAGATTTATCTTTAAATGCAATATTTAATGATGTAAAAGATGAGGACTTAAAGTGGGTCACTGAAAAAATTCATTATTATTTATTAAGATTGTTAGAAGAATCAGACTGTGAGACAGAAGAGGACGTTGAGTTAGTCCCATTAATTGAACATTGATTAAATTTGTGTAAGTTTATGCAGCATAAAGTTTTTTCAAGGCTGCATTTTACATGTGATTAATTGCGAGCAAGATTTATTAGTAAATTTAATTGAATTATCTCCTCAGAATGCTCGACGAAAATTTAGACAGTCAATTTTTCAGTCATGGCAATGGAAATGTGCATATTGTGATTTAAAATTAGATATAGATTCAGCAACAATAGATCATGTAATCCCAAAGTTTAAAGGTGGTCATAATGTTAAATCTAATATGATTTGTTCTTGTTCAAAATGTAACACATCAAAAGGATCAGCAATGCTGGAGGATTGGTATAATCCATCAAATTTAAATTATACAGAGGAAAGACTTGTTAAAATAAAGCATTGGGTAGAAAATAATAGTCCAACTATTAAGATTTTATCCTCTGATAAAGTTAATCCGTTTATAAAAAATGAATTCTCCCTCGGATGGAATGCGACCTAATCCTAAAGATTTTTTAAATAAAAAAAGTCAGCAGATAGCACAACGTATGCAATTATTAGCTCAAGAACGTCAACCTGATGCTTTACAGAGAACAGAGGGTGGCGAAGATCAAAGTATTAGAGGTAAAGTACAGAAAGGTATACTAAAAATTTGATGAATATAGCTATTCATGATGTAAATCCAAAAGATAGAGAATATGTAAATCAATTAATAATTCAATCTCTTAGAGACTCTATATTTGTTCTTGAACAGACTAGACTAATACATTGGGGTATTAATGGCCCTAAATTTTATCAAATTCATTTATTGACTGAAAGTATTCAAAATGAGATGCATGTTGCTGTTGACACTATTGCTGAACATGCTAGATCAGTTAATTTAATGACTCCTTTAGCTGTTGATAATCTTTTATCTACAAGGCTTAACGATGTTGATATGAGTGATCCATATGACGAAGAAAAAGTCATCTTAGAATATAGTGTAGTTCACGATATGCTTGCTAGTTTTTTTGAAGAGTTAGCAAAGTATGCTGGTATGATTGGTGATGATCTTACTCAAGGATTAGCTGTAGATCGTGCTCGTAAACACAAAACGTATCAGTGGCATCTAAGATCGTCACTGACATATAAGATTTCTGAAGAAAATGTCAAAGAGAGTGAAAGCTAAACAGCTTTCTAAAAAACATTTGAAATGTAATAAACCTAAAAGGACACCTAGTCATAAAACAAAATCTCATGTGGTAAAAGCATGCAAAGATGGTAAAGAGAAAATAATTCGTTTTGGGCAGCAAGGAGTAAAAGGGGCTGGTAAAAATCCTAAGACTGCAAAAGAAAAAGCTAGAAAAAAATCATATTACGCTCGTCATAATGCTCAAGATGCTAATCCTGATAAGTTTTCTGCAAGATATTGGTCACATAAAGTTAAATGGTAATTAAATAAGACTCCAACTTCTCCACCATTTCGTAATTACATATTTTGAACCTTTTAAAGGCGGTAATGCCTCATGCATAGTTTTAAAGTTCGGAAATCCATTCGAATATAAGTTATTCCATGCAATTAATAATCCTTTTTTAGGTTTAATTTTTAATTTAAGATGTTTAAAATAAGTTTCTCCTCCTGCTTCTACATCATTTAAATAAATCATTGTTGTCCAAGTTCTCTGTCCCATCCATTCGCAATAAGTTTTATATTCAGCGTTAAACGGAGAGAAGAAATCATAATGTTCTTTATAATATTCCCCGACTTCATATTTTTGTGCTTGCATTGTTTCACCTAAAAAAGGTTCTAAATTCATTAAATTTGATATTTTTTTATCAATACTTAAGTAAAAAGGATTAGAAAAATAATTTAAATCAGAAGTTTTGCTGGTTCTGTAATCATTTACTAAACAGGTATCACCAAGATCTGCAACTGTTGAAGGTCTAAGATTACTTGATATCATTGACATTAACTCATTACACTCATTATCTGATAAAAAATTTTGAATCTTATAAATTTGTGTAAAAGGATAATGAATTTTTTCTCCTTCCTTAGTAATCTTATTTTCATAAAATTCTTTATAATTTATTTTTTTTGGCTTTTTTTTAAATTTTGATAGTAATAGTAATTTTTTAATTTGATCATCTGTAAGATTATAATTTTTTTTAAATGTTCTCTCTACCTGAGTTTTACTGGCTCCACTGACTGAAGCTTCCATAAAATACTTTACAAGTTCTTCTAAAGTCATACTAAAGCTTTACTAGTTTTAGAATACTAGTAAATGCAGGATTTTCAAATGGGAACTGTCGCTATTAGTTTTATTGTATTATTTGGTAGCAGTTACGGTATAAGTTCTATCTTGCTTAAAAAAAATGTAAGAATCCATGAACCAAACTATAGATCCAAAGAAACAATTACAAAAATTTATCGAATCAAGAGATCTAAAGCAGACTGGTTTATTTGATGATGTACCTGACAATCCTTACTTTACAGTAGATACAAGGTATATTCGACCTTCTTATGTTGCTCCTTAATTCAGTCTTGGTAATATATGTATAAAGGTTTTAATTTATATGGATGTTAATCTCCCAGTAGACCAGGAATTTGCAATTCATGCTGCTGCCCTAGCAATCCAAACTTTAGACCGAGCTGAACTAGAGGAAGCATTTATCGAGCTTTTACATCAAAAAGCATTAGATCGTCAGATGTTTTATGGCATCTTAAAAGATCATGGTATAGATGCAAATATTCAGTATCAGCTATCAACAGAAGGTCAAATCTCTTAAATAACATGGCTACAAGAAGAATTTCAGGCACACTTGATACATTCAGTGTAAACACTGGATCAGATATTACATACGTTGGTGGGTCAACCACAGGCGATCGGAGTGATGATGTAAGGGGTTTTGAAGTAAACCCTAGCTCAACAGGTAATATTATTGTCAATCTCGAAAAGACATCAGGAATACGCAGTGTTCAAATATTTCAAAAAGATGCTTTTGCCACTGGTAATGCTCCTACTGGATATCAAAAATTCTTTGATATAGAAAAAGCTGGTAGAGGAAAAGGAGCTGTTGGTGTTACGGTAACTAATGCTGCTAAGGATTATGTTGTTTTACTTACATATGATGGTTACTCTGAAGTAAGTTATAACGGCACAGTTGACGTACCATAAATATTTATTCTTTTCAGAAAAAGGTTATAAATTAACTAAATCTTACACTGTAGCCAGAACATACTTAGGTTTGGGTAGGTATGCAACTTACAAAGACTTTGGTGAGGATTCTTGGAAAATAGGTTATGGAAGTAAAGAAATAAATGGTCACTTTTTAAAAGCAAACGATAAAGCTACACAAAAAGAGGTAGATAAACAGTTTTATTTAGATTTAAAAAATTTTTCAAGTAAATTAAATAATTATGTTTTTGTAAGTTTAAATACTAATAGAAGAGCTGCTATTTTAAGTTTTGCTTATAGTATTGGAATACAATCATTTAAAAATTGCAAATTATTAGATTTAATTAATAGTTATGCATCTAAAAATAAAATTATAAAAGAGTGGAGTCCGTATATAAATACTTACTGGATGTCTGGAGGCGATTTAATGATTGCTCGAAGAAGAGCAGAGCTAGATATGTTTTTTGCTGCAGATAAAGAAATACCTACATTTTATAAACACTCCTGTCATGCTAAGGTATGTCTTTTAAATTTGGTCGAAACCTACAATGGTTCTTCTAATCAGATCAAAGGTATTGAGTACTTAGAAAAAAAATTTATAGAATTAGACCCTTCTGGGGAGGTGCTACGTCGTTTTTTTCGTTACTGGAATGAGAAGCCAAGTGGTCTAGGATCTCCGAAGCGAGCCAAGGTTGATCCTTAAGATACTCCAATGCGTCTAATAATTGCAATTCTGGTGTATAATTTTCTATTAAATCCTCATACTTCATAGTCATCCTCTTGTGGTATATCTTTTGTATAAGGTGACACGTTTACGTGTTTATATCCTTGTTCAAAAGTATTTTGTAAGTTAATCATCTTTTCTTGATTCATTCCTATTTTAAGCAGTACTAAATATCCAATTAGATCATTAATTACATCTTCATCTTTATCAAGTAAACCTGCACCTTGCATTACTCGATTTAATTTATCATCAATACGGACTAATAATTGTTCTACTGCTGAGCTTTTGCTAAATACTCTACAGGGTTCTAAAGCAGAATTACCATACTTTCTATTTTTAGATATAAGTAATTCTTTAATCTCATCACAGATGCATTCTATTTTTGATTCTGATTCTGTCATGTTAGTCTCCATTAAAATAACTGTATGAACCCTCAGTTTAATAGCAGTTACGACGTTGACAATCGTTATAGATTTTATAAATCACTGAATCCTAAAAAGGATATCAGTAAAGACCGTCGTGGTGTAAGGCCAGGAGTGGATGATCAATCAAGTAAAAAATTTTTAACATCATTTGTTAATAATTTAAATGAAAGTGGTTTTCCCCGACCTATGAATTTAAAAGATAAAGAGTTTCCAAGGGATACTTAAGTTACAACTTTACCAATATGAGAAAAAATATCAACAAATTTATCTGTTTGTTGAAACCCAAACTCTAGTTTAGGTAAATAAATAAAATAACCCCAGTAAATAGGTGATCTAAGTGTGTATAAATCTTTACCATGAATAAGATTTACTCTTTTTGTAGGGAAACACATTGGATAATCCCATATTTCAGGACAAATTCGCATCATTTCAGGATATGTTGAAAAAAATAAAGCCTGATGAATATTTCTAAGCTTCCATTCTCGTAATAATCTACGAAACCAAATAACACTAGGTGCTTTAGCTCCTGTACCAGCTGTTACACTCCACCTCCAAGTACCTCTTTCTTTAGAAAAAGAACATCTACCTATAGTTGGCGGAAATAAATATACAGTGCCAGTCCAAGGTTCATCTATGTTCAACCCATCATCATTTAATGTAAATATTTTTTTTGCTTTTAAAAATTCAACATTAGCACTATGAGTAGAGCAAGGATCGAGATCAATATCTCCTAAAAGAGCATCTATATAAGGTAAAAAATCACATGGAGTAAGCCAGTCATCGTTTAAGTGTTTTATCTGAGTGGATAAATATGGCTTTTTCTTATTCACATCTGTTTAAAGCTAGCTCCTTCATTATCATGTTTGTAATGTATTAATGACATTTTTTCTTTATCTTGAATAATAAAAAGGGACTCTTTTGTAGGATCGATTTCTTCTGCTCTGGCAATTGCTTTTTTCATTACATCAGCACATCCTTCCATATCACGTTTATTAAAGTCATCTAATGCATTAATTAAATGATTTACTGTTAAATAAAACATAGATTTTTTTTCATCTTCATGATCTGGAACATAAACAATAGCCCCTGCACCTTCATTTTTATGAAATTTTAAATAAAAATCACACATATCTGCACAAATTCGTTCTATTGTTAATCGATAAAGTTTTTCCTCATCAGTGCCTATAGCTCCTTGCATTAATTTTTTTAGTAACTCGTTTCTTCTGCTCATTTTTTTTCTAGTTCTTTTACATTCTTATCATTTTTTAATTTTTTGTCAATTTTTACAAATTTACTTAATCCAGATTTCCTTAATGTTTCCAACAATTTTGGTAATGGCCGATATAAAACTACCGCTTTTTGCATATTTCCGATTTTTTTAATTAATTTTCCATTTTCATCTCGCAATTTAGTTAATTCTCCTTGTCTTATAAGATATTCAGCTACACAACGATATCTTCTTTTCTCAGCTAAATTTATATCTGGATATCTGTCACAGATAGTGCTAGTTTTCATATCACTAAAAGTTATTCTTATTTGATCAGCTAAAGATAAACCTAAAACAAGATCTGTCGTGCTCGTTTCATATCCTGAAATTAACTCTAAATATCTTCTTAAATCAGCATTATTAAAACTACCTAGAGGCGGTATAAATATTTCTACTTGTTCTATTAAAGAATCACAAAGTTTTTTTCTAAAATTTCTGGTTGTTACGGAATTAATATCTAAATGTTTAAATCGATAACTTTGATAAGTATTATCAGGATCTTTAAGAGGTGCATAATTAGTTGTATCTAAAATATCTAACCAATCCTCTGTTATTTCTACTGGCATGTGAGGATCATATCTTTTCAAATGTTAGCTTACTTTTGAAAATAGTCCCATTGTTGTCTATGACTAATTAGTAAAACCCAAATATAATAATATCTTATACTTCTAAAATGGTCTTTTAAATTCACATGATCACTCCATTTCTCTCCATATATTTCTGTTAATCGTTTTTTACACGTTTCTATAGAACCACTGTAATTTTCTGCTTCCCAAAGAGATTTAGCTAATAAATTCTCTTGTAATGAACATACTTTTAATAATTCAGCCGTAGACATATCATGTAGAAGTTGGCTAATATCATTTAAGAAAGGATAATTTTTATCATGCGTCGCCCCATTACTTATGCTGAGTTGTTGTTGATTTTGATTCTTGTGCCCTTTGGATATTTGGGAGTTACTAATCTGCACGAGTTTGTTACCGATAGAATCTATATAGAAGTTAGATTTAAAAAGTAAAATGGGCGGAGGAAGACCATCAGCACCTACAGTTATTATGCCAGCTGAGACTAAGCCTCAACAGTATCAATCAATAATACCTGAAAAAAGTTTTAAAGACTTAGCAGAGCAACAAAAAAGAATTGAAACTGAAACTGCTAAAATACAAGACCAAAGATATGATGAGACTGGCACCCCAGCGGAGATAGGGGCAAGAAGTAAAGGAGTAAAGTACACAGCTGCTGCTGCATATTTATCTTCACTTCCCACAGCTGACCCTGATATTAGTTACCAAACTACACCTAGGCCAGTAAATTTATCCACAACACCAAGTTCATTTAATCAACAACCTGGGCAAACTCTATCTGCAACTACTGGTGCATCTACAGCACCAGCTAGTAGACCTAAAAGTCAATTGGATGCCGTAAAAGATGCTGCAAAAACTAACTTAGATAATGCAAAAAAAGAATATTTAGATGCTGTGAAATTAGCTAAATCAAAACCTCGTCCAAAAGGTACTATTAGTGCTACTCCCTCTTATGCTACTCAAAATGTTGAAGACCTATTACCAAAGCAATACAATCCTGATACAGGGAAGATGGAAAAACGCTAAACAATAGATCCAAAATTTAATATTGATTCAACTCTGTTTGTTATCAGACCAAAATTAATTTGTTCCGTAAAATTCTCTCTTACGAATCGCCAGTCTAAAGATGCAACGCCAATACTTATAGAGTAGTTTGTTTCTAAATATCTTATGTCATTTGTAATTAAAAACAAGTAAGTACCTTTTTCTAGTCTTGTTTTTGGATAATCATCTAAAAGTACCCCTGTGTCATCGTCTAAATAATTTATAGAGCTCTCTTTATGGACATACCCCTCGTTATTTATTGGTAATTCTTCTCTCCTACCGTCCTCTAATATTTCATAAAACGCTAATAAAGTATTACGATTAGTATTTTCTTCATATGAAAATTGAGAAAAATTTTGAGTAAATTGAACACTTCTGGGACTAGATAGTTTTAATTTATAAAATGTTGTCTGTTTTCTTGTCAAACCACCATGAGTATTTTTTATTTCTATAGTGCGAAATAACTGCGAGAAGTCACCAAGATCTATAGGATTATTTAAATTATCACCTTGTTCCGATGGTAAAGGATCTGAACCAAAATATGAAGTAGGACCATATGCAGTAGGTCCTGAACCACCTGTAGGATAAGCATGTACTTTTTGTAAATTAACAAAACCTGTGTTATTTGGTATTGTAGTTAGGAATCTTGACATTTTTGGCAGTTTAACTTTTGTCTATTTTTGTAATATTCAAATATGTTGTCATGACTTAGTTTAATCGAGGTAATTTTTTTTGGTTCTTCAAAATCTTTTATTTCTTTTATGGTGAGATGTTTAGGATTACAGCAAAATGATTCACACGAAGCTTTACTAAATATGCGATATTTACCTGTATACCCTCTGCTTAGCCAAAAAGCTACTCTTGGAGCTGATTGTGTCTTTCCAGAATGAAAAGGAGAGGGGAAGTAAGCAGTAGATTCTGTATTATTTTTACGAGTAGCTCCTTGCCAAGGCCAGCAAGAGTCTTCATCTTTAACTTCTACTTGTTCCCAGAATCTCTTTACTTGCCAATACCATTTAAAATCAAATTCTCTAACATCAACTAAACATCGCCCACTTTTTATTTGTTGCATACAATCAAGACATTCCCCCATAATCCCAAAATTACCAATATGAGTTTTAGTATCTTTGATGTGCCAAGGGCATTCAAGTTGTTTTGTCACAAGAAAATTTAATTTATATTTTTTGGATTCTTCTGGAAATGACAAACTAATTTTTTCACAAATATTTGAAAGGTTGTCCCAGATTTCTTTCTCATTGTAATCATTTTTCCTATTTTCAGCATCTTCATAAGTCTCATAGGAACATATTCTACGTACAGAATGATATGGTAATCGATAAGTTTTTGATAATTTTCTACTACTGATACCACTCTTACTTTCCTTTCTTAACTTACTTATTAAGAAAGTATCTATACTATTTTCATTTATTGAAGCACTTTCATAAGCTACATCTTTTCTAGTACCCCAATAATAGTGACTAGGATTTAAACAATATGGAGATTGACAGAAACCTTTTCGAACAATTATGGGTGTTTCTTCTTTTTCTTTCCTACCAGTTAAATATAAAAGTAATTTTCTAGCATCTGCACCTTGATATAAAAGCTTGTTTTTTTTACTGGTATTAAAGCCTTCAAAAGCTGCATGTTTTATTTTTTTCATACACCAACATTTTTCTTTACCGATTATTTTTAAGGCAGTTCTAAAAGCATTTACAAATTTAATTTGATCGTATGGTGTCAAAAGGTTGTATAGGAAAGGGTTTTCAATTTGCATGCAAGTAGGGGGTGTGGTGATTTTTAGTATAGAACCCTTTTGTACCAATGGCAATTATTGAACACCCAAAACCTAAAAATTTTTACCTATTTTATTTACTTCTAAGGAGGGTGAGGTTAGGTACTTGAGTGTTTAATTACATATATACAATCTCATACCTATCCTCAACATACACTTAGCCGAGTAAAACCTTGATTTTTTTTATAAATTTGGGTGTTCATAGTAAATTCACTGCGAGAGAATAGTTTTAAAGAAATGTAAAGACAAAAATAATATTAACCATACCTATTATTTTATATATAAGGATATTAATTATAAAAAATGTCGAGGTAGGGGTGGGTAATTGGTTGTACATTTCGAAAAAAAATAATATACAATCACTTCCTAACCCTAGTAGTTTTGTGAATGTTAATATAAAGAAACAATGCAAATTAATAAAATGCCTTTCCCTAATTTAAGTGGACTTACAGGAGTTGATAAATTACCTAGTTCAATTCGAGCTGCAGCTGGTTTTACTGGTTTTGATAATAGTGCTTTGATGCAAGATCCTAAATTTAAACAGGAAGATACTATGAATCAAGGGGTAGCAGTTAGTGAGCCATATGAAGAAGCAAATGAGAAAGCTTTTGAAAAAAATAATCCTATGAATGCTATATCTCAGGAGACTCCAGTTGGAGATAAGGTAGATGCCTTTTTAAAAATGATGGGTCGTTAGTTATGGGAGATAATGATTTTCCAGCAGTAATGGCAAATGGAGGTAAAAGTTTTGTAGATGGTTATATAAGAAGAAAAGGTCTGTATAGTCAATCGGGTACAAATATTCCTGATCTAGAAGTAGAACAAGATTTTGAACAAGAATTAGGAAAACCAGCGATAGAAACAGTAAGAATTCGTAGATAAAGAGAACTTAGAATTGATAAATATAATTTAAGTGTAAATGTCACAGACAAAAGCAGAATTAGTTAATGGTTTAAGTATAAATGCAGCTGCAGATGATGCTATAACTGTAGATTCGTCAGGCCGAGTTGGGATCGGTACAACAAGTCCAGATACTATTTTGGAAGTTGCAAATGGCGGTACAGAACCACGTTTAGTGAGAATACATAATTCATCAACTAATGGTTCAGCAATACAATTTACAAATACTGATACAGGTAATTCAACAAATCAAGGTTATTATCTTGGCCTAGGTGCTTCTGGTGATGCAAATGTGTGGCATCAAAGTAATTTTAATTTACTTTTTGCAACTAACAACACAGAACGTATGCGTATAGATACGTCTGGCAATGTTGGAATAGGGACAACAAGTCCAACACTTTTAAATGGTGATGGGGGTAGACTTCTTCATTTGGCTGGTTCAAATAACCCAGAAATAGTTTTAGAAAGAACAACCTCTGGAACTGAAGCAAAAGCATCTATAAGAATCACAGACAGCGAAGATTTGAGGTTTGCTGTTAAAGATGGTTCTTCAAGTGTAATTGATGCTTTGTCTATAGCTAGTAGTACTGGAAGAATCACTATGTCCACTAATACTATACGAAATAATTCCGTTCTTACAGTAAAAGGTGCTGGTGTGTGTCCAATCTCTACTGAAGCTAATGCCACTAGTGGGTTTTCACAAATAATTTTTGTAAATCCAAATGGTAATGTCGGTCAGATAAATACTGTTAATTCTGAAACTAGATATTTTACAACCTCTGACTATAGATTGAAAGAAAATATTATTGATCTTACTGGTGCATTAACAAGACTTAAAACTTTACAACCTAAAAGATTTAACTGGATTTCAGATGAGACAAATACAATACAAGACGGATTTCTTGCTCACGAAGTAACAGCAGTTCCAGAAGCGATAACTGGGACTAAAGATGAAGTAGATTCTGATAACAACCCTCTATATCAAATGATAGATAATAGTAAACTTGTTCCTTTATTAACTGCTGCATTACAAGAAGAGATAGCTAAGAGAGAAACTTTGGAGTCTAGAGTTGCCACATTAGAAGCAGCTTAAGAGATTAGTCAATTTAAAATATTTATAACATAGTATTTGTAAAATAGATGGCATACATAGGAGCAGAACCCAATCCTGGGCAGAATAGAGAAGTAGATGATATATCCAGCGGTTTTAATGGGAATGCAACTGCTTTTACTCTTCAAGTAAACAGCCAGAATGTTTCACCGGGAAGTTCTAATGCAATAATTGTTTCTCTTGGTGGTGTTGTACAAAATCCAGGAACTGACTATACAGTTGCTGCAAGCACTCTTACCTTTACAACTGCTCCAGCCAGTGGGTTAGCATTCTTCGGATTAGTTTTAGGACAGCAGGTAGACACGGCAGATGCAAACTTTAATGATCCTGTCATCACTGGTGATTTAAGTATTGCAGATAAGATTGTTCATACAGGAGATACAAATAATGCTATTAGATTCCCTGCTGCTGATACGATTACAGCAGAAACTAATGGTAGTGAGAGAGTCAGAGTTGATTCGTCTGGAAAAGTAGGTATAGGCACAACAAGTCCAATAAACACATTGCATATCAATGGAGATGGGACTTTAAGAATATCGCCTTCTGCTGGTGCTAATCAGTTTGAATCTGGAAGAACTCGCTTTACAGAAAACACGTCTGATTTTCAAGGTGCTTATATACATTACGATGGCAGTAGTAATATTTTTCATATAGGTACACACGCTGCAAACGATTCTGTTGCTGGAAATGATCTTAATGCGATAAGTATTCCAAGAGGTTCTGCAAACGTAGGTATTGGCGTAACAGATCCCGACCAAACATTAGAAGTGGCAGGTGTTGTCGCTGGAAATGATTTAATGGTTGGTCGAATAGCAAATAGATTTCCAATTATACAAAGGCACACTATATCTCAAGGAAGTGAAAGTTTAACTATTACAGCAGGGGCAGGGTTAACACCTAACTCTTCCTCAGCACCAACCCTTAATGATGCTTTAAATGGTGCTGCGATACAAATAGGAGGTGGTAATCCAACAAGTGATGTTTTTGGTGGTGGTATTAACTATTATGCAAATGGTCATACAAGTCCTAATAATCCCGGCACTGGAAACCAGCACGTTTTTTATACAAGGTCAGGAGCAAATACGTTTTCAGAACGTTTTCGTATCAAAGCTGATGGAGATATAGTCAGAACAGTTGTAAATAATATGACATTTAGAATGGATCAAACTGCAGTAGCTAATAATAAATTTCATAATTTTATGTATTCTAGAAGTGCAGCTAGTCGAGGTGACGTTAGTATGATAGCAATTGGTGAAGGTAACAGTAGTGAAGGCAGGATCAATATAAGAACGTCACCAGGTAATGGAGGAATTAGCGGTGGAGTGTTTATAAGTAATGGGGGAACTTCTTTTGGAAGTATGTCAGATATAAGATTAAAAACAAAAGTTTCAGATATTGTTAATGCTTTAACAGATATTGTAAAAATTGATACTTGGAAATATAAATGGAATAATGATAAAGATGGAACAGTTCATCTTGGTATTACGGCACAATCTGTAAACGAGGTATATCCAGAATGTGTTGAACAAACTAATTCTATGAATGACGACAGTGATGATAAAACAGAGTACTTTGCTGTTTTACACCAAGAATTAATTCCAGTTTGTATTGCTGCAATTAAAGAATTAAAAACTAAAGTAGAAACATTAGAAACAGAAGTTGCAGCATTAAAAGCTGCTTAGTAATATTAAATAAAATTTAAAATCGTGCTGTTTAATGTGGTTTGCTGGCATTTAGCTTTGCATTTAAGAATAAGTCAAATATTATATGAAAAGATGGATGACCTCTATGATCTTGAAACAAGTAATCATAGACTTCTTTTTATTTTTAAAATAGAAAATTCATTACAAGAAGCTCCAGAAGGTTCTTGGACAAATTTAAAAAATCAATTAAAAATAGCTAAATTATGAATTATTTCTTATCATGTCCTCCTGTTTATACTTTACCAGGAACTTGGATTGATCAAGATAAAATCGCACGTTGTAATGATACTTTAATACCTCATGGACATTTAGGACAGGGAGCTGCTTTTGCTGTTTTTCTTGGATTTTTAGTTTTATTTTTAATGATTTATGGTATTTATATGACTTTTGGTAAAGGTGGTAAAGATTTAAGAGATGAAATTAAAGAGCATTCTAGATTACACGAATTAGGGATTGCTCACGGACATGAAGGTGGTGGTGCAAGACCTAATTTATCTAAAAAAGCTATGGAAAAAGATTATCCTCAGCATAAACACAATAAATAAAATTATTTCAGACCTCTATCTTTACTGCCTTTAAACCATTTTTGATTAGTGTCTTTTGTTTGATTTTTTTTATTTTCTAAAATTAACTTAGCCTCTGTAAAAAAAGGTAAATTTTTCAATTTATAAGTTTGCATTAAAGTATTAGTATTTCTATTTTAATTTTATTATTTATACTTCTAACAGGCCACTCATTCCCGCTATTGTACCAACAATAACAAAGAAAAAAAACTCAAATAATGAGTAATAGGGACTGTAAAAAATTTTTCTCACGCAAATACCGCTGAACCAGCATTAGTAAGAAGATAAAGTGAAATTAAGATTGTGAAAAGAATGTGATTCATCGTATTGGTTGATAAACAGGAGACATAACGCCACCGCCTTGATCATCATCATCATCGTCGATAGCTCTAAGTATTAGTTCTATTAAAACTAGAGAGCCTATGGGATATAAAACCCATAGTACTGCCATAGAAGAGGGGATTGAATAAGGATCTTCAAATCCCATTAAATAAATCCAGGTATTAATTGACCTGTAGTTAGGTAAGCACCAACTGCAGCAACAACACCTAACATTGCTAATTGTCCATTTAATCTTTCAGCAATTATTTTTTGCTTTTCGATTGGTTTAGAATAAGATTGAATATCCATTACACAAAGCCTGGAATTAATTGACCTGTTAAGCCATAAACTGTGCAGATAATGATGAAACCCATCATTGCTGCTCGTCCTTGTGCTTTAAAAAATATATCTTTATTATTCATTAGAATATTCCAGGAATTATATTACCTGTTGTTGCGTAAGCACCAACTGCTGCTACGAATCCAAGCATTGCTGCCCAGCCGTTAAATCTTTCTGCTTCAGGAGTCATGATAAAAAAGGGGTTTTAATTTAAAAAATGCCAGGAATAATCTGACCTGTTGTTGAATAAGCACCTAATAAAGCTACAAAACCGATCATTGCCCAGCGTCCATTAGCTTTTTCAGCCTCTTCTGGATAGCCTTGATAATTCGGGTCAACATCAGTGACAGGTTCAACTGAATAGATGTTTTGGCGACCGCCACTTTCTGTAACTGTTGTCATTAGGTATTTATATCTTCTTTATATTTTAACAATGTTACACTTTGTAACACAAGTTTACATAACTTAATATTGCCTATATAAGGTATAAATATTTCTTATGTCTACTGCTATGACTGCTTTTCTGGTAATATAGTTTCTTTATTTTTATATTTCACATCTGAATTTCTTATTGCCAAACCTTTAATGAAAGGTCTACCTTTTTGACTAAACTGTTTTATCTCTTTAAGTCCTAATTGATTTCTACAACAATCTAATAGAAGAGCTATAAATCTTTTTTGCCCTACTGGTTTTGATCCTGTGTCTTCACAATACGAACAATAACTTGCATAGAGATGAAAATTAGTATTACAATATCTTTCTTTTGACTCTTTTGAAGCGGGAATTTTTTTACCTACAGCAGATACGGCCTTATCATCATGAACCACCTCTGATTGTAACCATTCAACTAAATTATTACTTGTAAGTAAAATATTATTTCTTACACCTTTTAAATGTTTTACTTTCTCATAAGTATCTAATAAATATTCACGCATTTCTTGTGTTTTCATTTCTAAAACCCAATTAACTAAGCCTGGTAAATAACTCTTCCATAAGCCATTTACTTCACCATTTTCAAGTTTTATCATTTCCACTGCTTCAGAATTTTTATCCCATAATGGTCTGTTAAATTCAACAGTTAGTCTCCTTCGTGTTAAACCAGAAGTATTATCTGTTGTTTGAATTGGTTCATTAGCACAGACCATAACCATTCCTGTATATACAAATGGTTCACCAACATTTTTATTTTTTTCCTCAAATCTTAGATTATCTCCTCCAGTTAAAGCTTTAAAAATTTGAGCAGAACCACCATATCTTTCTGAATCATTTATTAAAGTTAATCTTTTTCCTTTTATTGAAGCAATTTCAAATCTACTTTGCTCTAATTGATTTAATGTTGTACTAGCATAATTACCATTACCAACCAAAGCACAGCAAAGATTAGCAAATGTTGATTTACCCCTACCTCCAGGTCCTATTACTTCTAAGAATCTTTGTAGTTCATGGCCTTTACCGACTAAACAAGCTTTTAACCATGCTCTTAATACTTGAACTCTTTCTAAATCACCATATTGAGTTTTTTTCAACCATTCAATAATAGGTCCGCTGTCTGCTTGAGGATCATAATCAAAATCTAAACCCCAAGTTAAATAATGCTCAGGGTCATGATCTAAAAACTCTCCTGTGCTCATTTCTAGGACACCATTTCTGAAAGCTAACTTATCAGGATCATCATTCCAATATGGTTGAGTAATATATGCTTGTGTAAGATTTACAACATCTGATAAAAGATGTGAGGTAAAGCCACTTGGTGTAGGTATACTTTCTCTTAAAAATAAGTCTTGTACAAAATGTTTATACTCTGTTCTATATTCCTCTCTTCTCCAAGTACCTTTAGAGGACTGGTAGAACATAAAGGTATCATATTTAGGATCATATCTCCAACCACACTCAATTACCATTGGTGTTACATGTTCTGAGAGTTCAGATGCAGGTGGTGTTTTTGGTTTACTTTTATTTTGTATTTTTTGTGAAACTTCTCTTAATTCTTTATTAGTAGGTTGGCCTAGTATTTCATTTAGTACATCGTCAACAACATTCACAGGAACTGAATTATCATTTTCAAATAACTTTTTGGCTTTTTCTTTTAATGATTTACCACTTTCAACGACAAATCCACCAATATCTACATATCCATCCTCTTTTGCCATTGCTCTTAAATGATGAAGTCCACAATGATTTTCTGGGTTAGGACCTCCATCAACTACTTCAAAGGTATTCCATTTTTTTTCGCAAGCACCTTCCTCAAAATTTTCTGCTTGCTTTGACCAGTCAATCCATTCTGAAAGTAAAGTATCATCAATTTGTTTTAAACACATTCCGACCTTTACCCATGAGTCATATTCTTGTGCTCTTTCTAAATTAAGATGATCTAAATAAATTTTTGCATCATTAATATAAGATTCTTGTTGATACTCCGAATCTTCTTCATAATCAATATTTACTTGTTGGGTTAATATTCCTTCCTTAATAGGTTTTTTATATTTATTTAGTGGGTATGCTTTTACAATTGCATCGTAAAGCCACTGTGGGAGTTCAGGAGGGTTCTTAGCATATTCAAAGCCACCATGAGGCGTGGTGAAATATCCGCTAGTCTCTGGGTGACTTCCCATGATAGCCCCTTGCCTTGATCTAAATAAAATTTCAAAAGAAGGAATTCCAATTTTTATTGTTGCCTTATCTGGTATCAAAGGTAGTTTTTCTGCTGGAATACTAAACAACATACGTTGCCTTGATTCTTTACCAGAGGAGATCGTTAAGGTAGGAGGAAATGCAGCTGATAAGGGAGCTCCTGCTAACTCCTCTAAATCTTTTAAAGCCTCTGGCCCGTCAATATCTACCCAAATTAAACCTCCTTTGTTAGACCAAACACCTGTTATTAAACCTATACCTGTTGCCTTTCCCTGATCAAACTCACGTTTTATTTCATCTATTGTGTAGGGTTGTGATGTCCAACCTGCAATATACGCTCTTTTACCTTGTAATGGTGTCAATGCCCAATCCCTAGGTATTAAATCAAAATTGATTTGTCCTGCTTTGAGATGATTATTGGGTTCTTGAGAAGCTTTTGACATTATTTGCTTTTCTGTATGTTTAGATAATTCATCTAGAGGTTAGCTTCTATTTCTAACAGCGGAACCCCTATATATAGGAAAATTTTCTATTTTCTTTCTATTTACGCACTAAATGTGCTGATTCCTATATTTAATTTATTATGCATAGGTTTTTATCTTTGTCTACATCTCATCGCCATCTATACCTAACATTTCAATCTCACGCTGTTGTTTCTCTGGTAATATTACTTCATAATATTTTTTTACAGTAGCTTTCCATTTTTCTTTATATTTTTCGATAGTTCTTCTTTGTATAACAAAAACCTGAGAAGTTTCTTTTGTAGCAACAAAAGTCATACAAAGTTCAGGAATTACATTAATAGTATGTTCTAATCCCAAAGCATAGGCAGCTAATTGTAATTGACATTTTTGATATTTCATAAAACCAGCTCGTTTTTTACCATATTCATTTTTTGGCGTACTTGAATCAGGCCATTGAGAATAGTACGGTCCAGTGCTAGTTTTTAAATCACCCAAAATAATTTTGCCTTTGTACTCAGCAACAATATCTGGAGCCCCTGCCCAACCAAAATTTTTACCTTCATGAAAACCAGGATGCCATACTCTTGATATACCATCAGATCCTTTACACCAAGCATAGTCATCAATGTTAGCAGGGTTTTCCGCCCATAAAACATTTTCTAATTTACTTAGATTATCTGGTAATCCGTTCCAAAAAGCAGCTATTTCTGGATCTTTTATCTCAGGTTCTCTATCTACACCTAATAAATAATCCTCCATTAGAGAGTGAACTTTTGTTCCTCTAGCTGCAGCAGCTTCTCTACCTCCAGGATTTTTTTTAGCCCATCTTTCTAAAGCTGCTTTACTTCCTGATGTTTCAGACAAGATAGTGGTTACAGAGGGTAAAGCACCATAAGGTGTTTTATAGTGACGAGATCCATTTATGGAAACTCTTGTATCACCTTGAGATCTATAATCCAAAAAAGTATTTAAGACTGATAGGAGGATACCGCCTCTTAACTTTCGTTTTTAATCGTGTTCCACTTCAGGTGGTTTTTCATTAAAAGCATTTTCAATTTTTGCAGCAAATTGTATATTTTGATAGTTTGCTACATGACCTTGTATTCTTTTATGAATATCAAATGCCGACTTAATAGCATCATCTGGGCTGATCATTAATTTTGAATTAGCTAATAAACCTGCTGTCAACATAGTAATTGCTAGTTCTTGTGGATTCATAGTAAATCCTCTTAATGATTTACCATTATCAGTAAAAGAAGAAACTAAAAAATCAAGATGCTCAATATAAGGATCTTGGCGTGGATTACCATTTGTTGTCATTGTTCCTCCGTGTTAAATATTTGATATAAGGTTATTGTGTTTCTCTTTATGATTGGCACAAGTAAACCTTCGTCTTTCAAAGCATTGATCCGTCTTTGAATTGTTCTGTGGTTTCTATCAAATTTCTTAACCACATCAGTAATAGGAGTTAAGACAAAATGATTACCTTCAAACTCAGTAGAAACTTCATAAAGATGCTTATGAATATTTTTAGCTAAGTCATCCATAAGTTTAGTCATACTGGGCGTTGTTGTCACTAACATAATTTTTTGTACAGCTTGATTCTAATTTATTTCTACTTAAATTTATCCTTTTTATTTTTTAAGTTTTGTAGATATTTCGTAACTCCAGCTTGAGCCTCTTGAAGATTACTCGTCCAGCAGTCTTCCCAATTATGATTTTTACTAGGAAATTTATATAAAACATGCCCAGTATTACCATGTTTTAAACTTTTAATTTCATAATCAGAAAAGATAATCGGTTCAAGAATTTCACTCGCTTGTCCACGATACTTAAAGTTCTTTGTACTCACCATTTTATATTTTTGAGTAACTTTAGGATAACTGCCCTATATCCAAAAATTTATAGTAAAAATACAAAAATAAAATAATTATCTATCAAAATTACTGTAGCTCTCAAGAGTTCCCTCTTTTATTGCATCTTTTTGTCTTTTAATAATTTCTCCTAAAGACATTGGTTCTATAGATCTAGCAGCGTTTTCTATAAATCTGTTAAATTTTTCTTTTTTGTTCATTTTAATTAGAATTTTTATTATTTTAGTAAGAGTAAATATAAAATCAACTTTATATACCTTTTCTTAACCTTTTTCTGAGGTTGTACGTTAAAGATACTCTATGCACTAATTTTACTTTTGTAGGGGCGGTAAGGGGATCCTCAATCATTAATTTTCTAAGTTGTTCTTTATCAGGTAACAGCTCCTCTTTCCAATCGACAGTGGAGCCATCAAATAATCTTTGTATCGTAGTGGTTTTATATAAACTAAATTTATTTTTTTCTTCTTGCGTCCAAGATTTAAAGTTATCTACTATTTTAGATTTTACAGATTTAATTGTTGCTTGATATTTATTACCTGTTGGCATTGAACTTATTAAGTTTTTTTCATAAGCAGTCTTAATAATGTTAATAATAGTTTTTCTTTTATTTTCCCAGTAATTTAAATTTTTTTGTAATTCATTTATATCTTTTTTTCTACTTGTAATTTGTTTATCGCAATCTTTTATTAAAGAAATAATTGCATCAAACTTTGATTCTTCTCGTGATTCTAGTGATTTCCAAATATATTCTAATTCTCTTTTATCCTCTTCATTTATAGTTTTTGAATCTAGTAAACTATCTATTAATTTTTTATTTTCAAGTAATTGCTCATATGTTAATGGGTCAGCCATAATAAAAATCTAATCGTTTAAATTGTATAGGCTTTACGGTTGCTGTCAATAATTGAAGTAGAATAGTAAAAAAGCCTTATATCATGTCATCTTATCAACTTGTAGAACTTTCTATTGATCCTGAAGAAACAGAACCTACTTTAGAGGATGAATTTGTGATGACTTTAGTTGGTAAAGACTTAGAAAAATTAGAAGATCCTGAACATTTAAGGATAGCTTCTAAACAATTACTAAAAATTATTCTCCATAAACAAGCACTTATACGAGCATTATGTAAAAGATTAGTTGATTTAGAAAGTGACGATAAAATTACAAAATTTACTTTAAATTAATGAATACAAATTACAGACTAATTAAGTTAATAAATAAAGCAGATAATTGTACTGACAGAAATAAAGCAAAAAAAATCATAAAAAAAGCAGAGAAACTACAAAAAGTCTCCCTGCCAAAATAATATTGAAAAAACTTAGCTTAATCCACCTACAAGAGCACCAGTTTCATCTTTTTGACCTAGATCATCAGCAGCTGGTAAAACGGCATTGGTTATGTCTACACCTGGTTTTAGGGCATTAATTCCAATTTCTCGCTCGCACTGCTTGAAGAATTTCTGAGCATAAACTTCAGGTGGACAAGTTTCATAAACATCCTCATAATCATCTATAAGAGATTCTTTCTGCGGCCAGAAGTTAAGGATTGTATCCTCATCAGGTATAACCCATGACTTTGGTACAGCGATGTCAGATTTTCTTGTCTCTCCATATTTTTCACTTCCAAAAGTTGGAGTCCAAATTACAGAGGCACACATCTTACCACCAAATCCTTGTGCAGCTTTATCACCAGTTGCATTTGAATAAGCAACTTCTAGCTGTTCTAAGAATTGAGCGTAGCGTTGACATAAAATCTTAGCTGCTCCTCCATGTAATGAAAGTATTAATGGTTTTTTATGGAGAGGTGCTCCTTTTGAATCTACTAAATAACAAAGAACTAAGCGTCTTCTTCTATATGGAGGTGCTTTGTCTGGGTTGTTTTGTGCCCAAACAT